ATTGACGTTAGGGCCTAGGTATGCTAAAATAGATGACACAAAGGACAAAATTATGACAAAAGTATTTGACGCAACAAAATTTAGAAAAAGTTTAACGAAGTCCATACAAGGACTAGGAATAGGTTTCAGTGATCCAACTGATTGGATATCAACAGGAAATTATGCACTGAACTATTTAATGACAAGTGATTTCAATAAAGGAATTCCCCTAGGCAAAGTTACAGTACTTGCCGGTGAGTCTGGTGCAGGTAAATCCTACATAGCATCAGGCAACATTATTAAAAACGCACAAGATCAAGGTATCTTTGTAATATTAATTGATACAGAAAATGCGTTAGATGAACAATGGCTACAGGCACTTAACGTGGACACATCAGAAGACAAACTCATGAAATTGAGCATGTCCATGGTTGATGATGTTGCGAAGACTGTATCCGAGTTTATGAAAGGTTACAGAGAACAACACGCAGACAACAAAGAAGGTGCACCTAAAGTGCTATTCGTCATAGACAGTTTGGGTATGTTGCTGACACCAACAGATGTCAACCAATTTGAAGCGGGTGAGATGAAAGGTGACTTGGGTAGGAAACCAAAAGCACTTACGGCACTTGTGAGAAACTGTGTGAACATGTTTGGAAGTTGGAACGTTGGACTGATAGCAACCAACCACACATACGCATCACAAGATATGTTCGACCCCGATGACAAGATATCGGGCGGACAAGGATTCATCTATGCATCAAGTATTGTTGTTGCAATGAAAAAACTTAAATTAAAAGAAGACGAGAAAGGTAACAAAGTCAGTGACGTAAGGGGTATAAGGGCCGCTTGTAAAGTTATGAAAACAAGATATGCAAAACCATTTGAAGGAGTACAAGTGAAGATCCCTTATGACACAGGTATGGATCCGTACAGTGGACTTGTAGATTTGTTTGAGAAAAAAGGCCTATTAGTACAGCAAGGAAACAGACTGAAATACATTGATAAAGCAGGTAAAGAGCACATAGACTTCAGAAAAGCATGGGTCGGTGATAAATTAGATATGATAATGGCGGAGTTCAAAGAAGAAGCATCAGTTGAACAGCCAGAAGAAATAGAAGAGGAAATAAAAGAGTAATGATCGACTTTACACACGAAGATATTGAGAGGTTATGGGATTCTGTTGTACACTACGTACCTGAAAGACAGAAACTGGACATGGCTATTGATTTTATCAAAAGTTTAGAAGACATAGGTGTGGAACATGACGAAATAAAAGCGTCTGCTGAATACGATCCAAAATTAGAAGAAGCCATAAACACTGTGTTCGAGGAAGACGAAGAGTCAGACGGATACGGAGAAAATGATTAATTGGTACAACGAAGTCAGCAGGAACTTAGACAAGATCCCAGATTGCATTGCGTACTTTGACAAGGAACTTGTCGAAGCAAAGAAGCAGTGTAAAATTTACGGCAACCTTGAACGAGCAAGTGCGGCACTGCCCGGAATAGTGGAAGAAAGATTTGGACAACTGCAACAACTCGAAGCGATACTCGAATATCTAAACATCGAATTGAGAAGATTAAGATCAAAAACTTTTAGGAAATATCTAGAAAACTACAACAGAGCATTGTCAAGTAGAGATGCTGAGAAATACGTAGATGGCGAAGACGACGTAGTTGACATGGACAAAATAATTAATGACTTTGCACTTATACGAAATCAATGGCTGGGCATAACCAAAGGACTGGATCAAAAACAATGGCAAATCACAAACATTGTTAAACTACGAGTCGCAGGAATGGAAGATGCCGACATCAAATAGGATTATACTCACAGACGTCGACGGGGTGTTACTGGAGTGGGAACATCATTTCACAAAGTGGATGTTGCAACGAACACTGTTTGACGAAAGAGGTGCTAGGTATCATCCATACAGGTTATTGCCAGATAAACAAAACACATACGAGATGGCAGAACGCTTTGGGTTGACTGTCGAACAGATTCGTAAAGAGATCAGAGAGTTCAATAGGAGTGCATGGATGGGAACACAAAGGCCTATGCTTGAATCTCAGACTTGGGTCAAACTCTTGGCCGCGGAGGGATGGACATTCATACCTATTACATCTCAAACATCNGATATACCTGCCCAACAGTTGCGTAAGAAAAGACTTGGTGAACTTTTTGGGGATCATGTTTTCACAAATTACCATATTCTAGGCACAGGTGCGGACAAAGATTCAGCATTAGCAGAGTTTCACAACACCGGACTGTATTGGGTCGAGGACAAGCCAAAGAACGCTGTAGCCGGGCTCAAATACGGTTTAAAGCCTATATTAATCGACCACGAATACAATCGAGACTTTGAACATCCTGAGGTTATACGAGTAAGTAATTGGAAAGAGATACACCAAATAGTTTCAGGTAGAAAATGAAAATATACGTAGGACACGACAGCAGAGAAGATATAGCATACCAAGTTTGCGAACACAGTATCAAGCGTAGAGATCCATCTGCGGAAGTGATACCACTCAAACAAAAGCAGATGAGGGATCAAGGTTTGTACACACGTCCAGTTGACAAACTAGGTTCAACAGAATTTACATTTACAAGATTTTTTGTGCCATACCTAAATGATTTTAAGGGATGGGCAGTTTTCTGTGACTGTGATTTTCTTTGGAAGATACCGAGTCATGAACTAGTGAAGTTTTGTGACAGTTCAAAAGCGGTGGTGTGTGTTCAACACGACTACACCCCAAAAGAAACCACCAAAATGGATGGACAGGTGCAGACAGTGTACCCAAGGAAAAATTGGTCAAGCATGGTATTATGGAACTGCGAACATCCTAAGAATAAAATACTAACACCGGATTTGCTTAACACAGAAACTCCTAAATTCTTACACAGATTTAATTGGTTAGAGGACAACGAGATAGGATCTTTGCCATTAGAATACAACTGGTTAGTTGGTTGGTACAAGGAACCAAAAGATGGCACGCCTAAGATACTACACTACACAGAAGGTGGTCCTTGGTTTGACGGCTACCGTGACTGTGAATATGCAGACGATTGGAAGAAAGAACTTATCAATCTATTCAGTGCATGATGGACTGGGACAAACTCAAACCAGAACACTATCACGATCAACCAGTAGAGCACATCTGTGTTACCACCTTGATTGATACAAACACCTATGATAGATTGTATGAGAATCAAAAAAATTTAGAACACTCTAGTTGGCAATACTTCAAAAAAAAACATGATGTAAATTGTTATTTCAGAGAAAGCCTATCGGATATTGATCTCAGCAAAGACATAATTTGGATTTGGTTCTTCAAAGAAAGAAGCGATACTACTGCATCATACGTACACATCAAAGGTAAACAGATTAGGTATAGGCCCAACACATTCTTGATATCAAAATCAAAGGAATTCAAGTTTGTCCACACTACTAGGAAATACATTAGAAGTCCTTTTGTGCAATTGGATATGACCGAAGAGGACTACAATAAAATCCTAAAAAGATTTAATAAAACTTCTTAAAGCATCAACATCTGCTTGTAGATGTCTATTCTTGACTTTGGTCCATACAAAGTTATCTCGATCACGTATGTTTAAATTTTTACGTATTTGCTTCCCTGCATTATCATCTAATATTTTTTTTGCTTTGAATTCAACACTTGGAAGATAGAGACATCGATTTAGTTTACGTGCAACCTTTTGAGTATATGAATCGACATGCCAGTGCCAGAAGAAGGCAGGAGCCAAGTATCCTAATGTGTTTGTCCAGTTTTTATGCACTGCGAAATGAGCCGCTGGTAAAGGTTTGTCTGGCCATAGCATGGTTTGGTTTCCTAAATCTTTGTTGCCCTTTGGTCTGCCGTCACTAGGCACTACCATTAATATCTTGTCTTTGTACTTGTTAATTTCATCCGTTATTAGTTGATCCCAATGTTTGGTCTTAATTTGCACATCGTCGCCCATAAGCATCACAACGTCATGACGTGCCTTGTCGCACATTAGATTCCAACTGAAACAAGTTGATTGATTTGGTCCTACTACATAATGTTTTTCATCTATGAGATCTCTGTATTGTTCAAGCGTTGCATCGTCACTGTTAAGGTAAAAAAGCAATTCAGTATCACCTTTTTGGGTTTGGACGACAGTGTCCACTAGTCTTTTTGCTAATTTAGGCCTACCTCTGGACGGACAGCACAACGAAATCATATCAATTTATTTTTCCAAGTTTCCGGCGTTATGTCGTTCACTATTTCTAAAGGTAAGTGATATTGGAATTTTTTTGTGCCTCTTGATCTTATGTATTCCGCAGTCTTACTCACTGCCTGCCTCATGTTAGTAGATGTTTTGTAGTCTAACAACTTACGTGCTTTATCAGACGAACACGTGGCAAGTTTGACTTCCTTCGGCCTATCTTTATGATGTATAGGATCTAAATTTATACCAGTCTCATTTGCACACGCTTCCGCAAGTTCGTTAATTGTGACAGGCTCTTCGTCTGGTCCTATATTGATAACTTCGCCAACAACATTTTTATTGAATGCCAGTGCGTTCAAGCAATACAGACAGTCATCGATGTAACTAAAACACCTTTGTTGTTTTCCGTCCCCATAGATGATAGGTTGTTTACCTTGCAACATCCTATTCAACATTATAGACATGACATTCCTAAACGGATCGTCATACTTCTGTCTTGGGCCAACGATGTTGTGAGGCACCGCGATCACATATTCCACTCCGTGAGTATCACACAGATTTTTCAAAACATCTTCGCCGGCTTTTTTAGCGATACCATATGGATCCTGTGGCCTACATTCGTAATCTTCCCTGTATGGCAACTGATCATGATGACCGTACCTAGCCATGCTGGAGCAGTACACAATACGTTTTACATTATTTCTAATAGCCGCAGTGATCGTGGTTACTGATGCTTCGAAAATATTCTTAGTCACCAACACAGGTGAAAACACGGATAGTCCTTCATACGCCGTCGCGGCGGTATGGTACACTATGTCACAACCTTTCATTGCTTTGGTCATGTTTTCTAAATCACAACAGTCGACTTGATGAAATTCAACGTCCTGTGGTACGTTGTCTGTGTAACCACCTATCATGTTGTCATTGCCAGCCACGGTGTGGCCTTCCGATAGCATTAGGTCTGCGAGGTGTGAACCTAAAAAGCCTGCAACGCCTGTAATAAAAATTTTCATTTTGGGTATTTAATTACAGTCACGCACGGTAGTAAACTTTGTCAGGCCAGTGATCCATCAGTAATTTGTAGCCTAAGGATGTTATGTGCTGTTCAACTTCAATGTTACTACTGCCATACTTTTTGGTATTATTGTTCAACTCTATCATCAAAAACCTAACGTTTTCTAATGTCTTTGCCGCACCCTTTAATACTTCCATCTCATAACCTTCAACGTCGATCTTAATAAGATCAACATGTTCTAAATTAAGACTGTCTACTGTGACCATTTGTATTTTACCTTCGCCGACTACCCTTTTACTTTGTGTAAAATTGTCCTCTGATAGTGAAATCAATTGCTGTTTCGAACCAACTGCTAATTGATGTGTTTCTATGTCTTTGCTAACATTTTTCACCAGGCATTCATAATGCAGGCTATCTGGTTCTAATGCAATTATTTTACTACAAAATTTTTCCATTGCCATGCTCCAGGTACCGACCCATGCTCCGATGTCTAAAATTTTATTGAATTTCTCGTTTTTGTCTACACAGTATTCTATGAATTTCAGCAAACATTTATTCTGTGTAAATGGTTTACCTGTTTTCCAATCCTCAAAATGCAGATCATTTTTTGGCACCCAAAAGTCATTCACTTTTTCTATGTTCATAGCATACCTTTGTCCATTAAAATTTCAATAGCCTTTCCGTTTTTGATTTCTTCTGGAGTAAATTGCTGGTATGCAAGACTGTACAGCCAAGGCTCTGGTCCAGCATAATATGGATCCTCAATGTCTTCGAGATTCAGATTACCCATTGGTTCTGCAAAACTTTTCCTATCACAAAACACAGGAACTCCCATACAGACTGCTTCAATGGCGCTAATACTACAACTGGTAACACACGCCCATGCGTCCTTAAGATCCTCGGATAGGGGTACCTTGGCCTCACTNGGTCCTGATGTACCCCTTCCCCTAGGCTTGTGTCGAAGTCTGATCGGTCTGTCCGTTACTCTTTTCAATCTTTCAATTGTATCATTTGTCCAATTAGGTTGATCCAGATA